AACTTTTTAAAGAACCCGGTCAGTATCAGTTTGATGAAACAAGTTTTATATTTAATGAACAATCTATAAAATTTAATCAGAATAAAGTATACTGCACAGCTCCTTTTAAATCTAAGGATTTTATTACCTACTGGGATAATGAAAAAATTAAATGTAGAAAAGGAGTCTTTTATATAAACAAAGATAAGAAGTGGTTTATTACTAGAGACTATTACATGTGGTTAAACTTCTTACCTATCTTTGATAAGGAGGAACAAAACTTTGGGTTTGCTAAAGTAAGAGATGCTCAGTATCACATGGCTCTATATGAACTGTTAGCAGAACTTAATTATAAGCATGTAGCTATTCTAAAGAAACGTCAGATAGCTTCATCATATTTTCACATGTCTAAGTTACTTAATCAGCTTTGGTTTGAAGCAGGGGTAACTTTAAAGATGGGAGCTAGTCTTAAGGATTATATTAATGAGAAAGGTTCTTGGAAGTTTATGTCTGAATATGCAGCATTCTTAAATGAACATACTGCATGGTATAGACCAATGTCTCCGGATAAAGTATTAATGTGGCAACAAAAAATTGAAGTTAGAAAAGGAGACAGAAAAACAGAAGTAGGTTTAAAGGGTACTATGCAAGGTATGTCTTTTGAGAAAGATCCTACAAATGGTGTAGGGGGTCCGGTAAAATACTTCTTTCATGAGGAAGCTGGTATTGCTCCTAAGATGGATTTAACATATGAGTACATGCGTCCAGCTATGGCTTCTGGTTTAATTACTACAGGAATGTTTATTGCTGCAGGATCTGTAGGGGATTTATCTCAATGCGAGCCTTTAAGAAAAATGATATTGTCTCCTGGAGATAGTGATGTATACGCTGTTGAAACCGATCTTATTGATTCAAAAGGAACTCATGGTATGTCAGGTTTATTTATTCCTGAGCAATGGTCAATGCCTCCATATATAGATGATTATGGTAATTCACTTGTAGAAGAAGCATTAAAAGCTTTAGATGAGCAATTTGCAATTTGGAAGAAAGAACTTGATCCAGAAACTTATCAGTTAAGAATATCTCAGAGACCAAGAAACATTGAAGAAGCTTTTGCACACAGATCTGTATCTGTATTTCCTCCACATCTTGTTGCTGCACAAGCTAGAAGAATAGAAGAAAAAGAATATGCATATGAGTTCTTAGATATTAGCACAGATGAGAATGGTAAACCTACTGTTAAAGCATCTAATAAACAACCTATTAAAGAATTTCCAATTACTAAAAAGACTGAAGATAAAACAGGTTGTTTAGTAGTATGGGAAAGACCTATAAAAGATCCTACTTTTGGTCAGTATTATGCTTCTATTGACCCTGTGTCAGAGGGTAAGACAACTACTTCAGAATCACTATGTTCTATTTATATAATGAAAGCTCCGGTAGAAGTTACTAAAGTAACAGGGATTGAGACAGAAACATACATAGAACCAGATAGAATTGTAGCTACATGGTGTGGCAGGTTTGATGATCTTAACAAAACACATCAAAGACTAGAATTAATTATAGAATGGTATAATGCTTGGACATTGATAGAGAACAATATCTCACTATTTATCCAGTACATGATATCTAGAAAAAAACAAAAGTACTTAGTACCTAAGAGTCAGATCATGTTCTTAAAAGATCTTGGTTCTAATGTTAACGTATTCCAGGAGTATGGTTGGAAAAATACAGGAACACTCTTTAAACAACATTTACTTAACTATGCTATTGAGTATACTAAAGAAGAGCTAGATGTTGAAACAAAAACAGATGGTACAATTGTACGGACAAAGTACGGTATAGAAAGAATACCAGATCCTATGTTATTAGTAGAGATGAGAGAATATGCTCCAGGTGTCAATGTGGATAGATTAGTTTCTTTCTGCGCACTTGTAGCTTTTATGAGAATACAACAAGCAAATAGAGGATATGCAAAAAGAGTTATCATGGATGATGCTGCTAAAAACTTGCAAAAGTCAGAAAATTTGTTTAAATTAAATAGAAGTCCGTTTAGACACATGGGGAGGGGTCAACTTGCAAATGGTCAGACACATAAAAGATCCCCATTTAAAAACTTAAAGTAAAGGAATATGCAAATTATAAATGCAATGCAAGCCAAGAGTGGAGCTAAAACTGATAATAACAGAATAGCTTCAATCACACAACCATTACAATTCATTCCTAAAAAGGAAAAGGATGAACAATGGGCTGCTTGGAACCTAGACTGGATTGAATGGCAAGGGCTAAAACAAATCCGTAGAAATGCTAGAAGATTAATGAAAAATTATAAACTAGCAAAAGGTGTTATTGATAAGTCTGACTATATAGTTGAAGACAATAATGAGTACAGAGATATTGTTGAAGTACTTACTAAAGAAGATCAGTCTGCTTTAGAGTTAAAATTCTATCCTATTATACCTAATGTTATTAATGTTCTAGTAGCTGAATTTGCTAAAAGATCAACTAAACTTACTTACCGTGCTACTGATGAGTTCTCATATAATGAGATGATGGAGCAAAAAAGAAAGATGGTTGAAGAGACTTTGCTTTCTGATGCACAAATTAAACTTACTGCAGCTTTATTAGAACAAGGATTAGATCCTGATTCAGAAGAAGCACAACAACAAATGTCACCAGACAATCTTAAAACTTTACCAGAGATTGAGCAATTCTTTAAAAAGGATTATAGATCAATGGTAGAAGAATGGGCAAGTCATCAACATAAAGTAGATGTTGAAAGATTTAAAATGGATGAACTAGAAGAAAGAGGTTTCCGTGATATGCTTATTACAGATAGAGAGTTCTGGCATTTCCGTATGATGGAAGATGATTATGAAGTAGAACTTTGGAATCCAGCAATTACATTCTATCACAAATCTCCAGACTCAAGATACATATCTCAATCTAACTGGGTTGGTAAAACAGATATGATGACAGCATCAGATGTTATTGATAGATATGGTTACATCATGACTGAAGAGCAGCTTGCTGCATTAGAAGCTGTTTATCCAATTAGATCTGCAGGATATACTATTGGAGGTATGCAAAATGATGGTTCATTCTATGATGGTACTAGATCACATGAATGGAATACTAATATGCCTTCATTAGCTTACAGACAATATACATCAGCTATGGCAGGTACTGTTGTAGGTCAAGGTGATATCATTAATGAGATTTTAATGGAAGGTGAAGATTACCATGATCAAGGTACAGCTTTCTTATTAAGAGTTTCTACAATATATTGGAAGTCTCAAAGAAAAGTTGGACATCTTACAAGTGTTGCTGAAAATGGTGAGGTTACTAATGAAATAGTTACTGAAGATTATAAAATTGAGAATAAACCAATTTATGATACAAGACTATTTAAAAATAAAAGCAAAGATAATTTATTGTATGGTGATCACATTGATTGGATATGGATCAATGAAGTTTGGGGTGGTGTAAAAGTTGGACCAAATTTACCTTCATTCTGGGGTATGAATAATCCTGGAGGATTCTCTCCTATCTATATTGGTATTGATAAGAATCATATTGGTCCTTTAAGATTTCAATTTAAAGGAGATTCAACTTTATATGGTTGTAAACTTCCTGTTGAAGGATCTGTATTCTCAGATAGAAATACTAAGTCAACTGCATTATTAGACTTAATGAAACCTTTCCAGATTGGATATAACATAGTAAATAACCAGATTGCTGATATATTAGTAGATGAGTTAGGTACAATTATCATGTTAGACCAGAACACACTTCCTAGACACTCTTTAGGTGAAGATTGGGGTAAAGGTAATTTAGCTAAAGCATATGTAGCAATGAAGGATTTCCAAATGCTTCCTCTTGATACATCTATTACAAATACAGAGAATGCATTAAACTTCCAACATTTCCAAAAACTTGATCTATCTCAGACAGAGAGATTAATGTCTAGGATTAATATTGCAAACTACTTTAAACAACAAGCATATGAAGTAATTGGTGTTAACCCACAAAGAATGGGACAACAATTATCACAACAAACTGCTACTGGAGTAGAACAAGCTGTTAGTTCATCTTATGCTCAAACTGAAATATTCTTTATTCAGCATTGTGATTATTTAATGCCAAGAGTACATCAGATGAGAACTGACTTAGCTCAATTCTATCATTCAACAAAACCTTCATCAAGACTTACATATATTACAGGAGCTGATGAAAAAGTTAATTTCCAGATAAATGGTACTGACTTGTTAATGAGAGACTTGAATATTTTCTGTACAACTACTGCAAACCATAGAGCTGTTCTTGAGCAACTTAAACAAATGGCTTTACAAAATAATACAACAGGAGCTTCTATTTATGATCTTGGTAAAATTGTACAATCAGATTCTATTGCAGAACTTAATACAGTTCTTAAAGCATCTGAAGCTAAACAACAACAAGAAAAACAACAAGAACAACAGTCTCAACAACAAATGCAACAAGAGCAATTAGCTTCTCAAGAAAAACAACAACAAGCACTGATTCAAGCTGAAGCTGAAAAACAAGCTAGACAACTTGAAAATAATGTAGTAGTTGCTGAGATTAGATCTGCTGGATTTGGTGCAGCTGTAGATGTTAACAAGAATGAAATGTCTGATTATCAAGATGCTATGAAAGACATTAGACAATCAGAACAATATCAAGAGCAAACTAACTTACAAAGAGAAAAGCAATCAGCTGAAAATTTAAGAAGTTCTCAAAAAATGAGTATTGAACAACAAAAGATACAAGCTCAAAAAGATATAGCTGAAAAACAATTACAAATAGCTAGAGAGAACAAGAATCAATATGATAAAAAGTCTGATGATAAAAAGAAAAAGTAGTTAGCTATATAGTACAAAAAAATAAAAAATACCTTTTAAATTTCTCAAGTTTAATTAGTATATTGAAGTATAAACAAAAACCAACAAAAAATGAGTGAAGACACACAAGACCTGAATAAACAGGTACAAGATTCTACAACGGTAGATCAAATTGATGTGAACATTGATGAGTTATTTGGTACACCTGGAGCAGAAAATATTATGCTTCCTGCAGATGGTACATCAGATGATAAACCAAAGTCAGTTTTTTCTAAAGAGAATATTGACACTACGTTCCTTGACAAGCCTACAACTTCTAAAGAAAAAGAAGAGGCTGCAGAAAACAAAGCAGAAGTTGAAGAAACTATTGCTGAACTTGATGGCTTAATTGCACAAGAAGAAGATGCTGGAAATAAAGGCCGTCCTAAAGTAGACAAGTCAGGTCTTTATGAGTTAGCACAAAAAATGATTGAAGAAGGTGCTTTGGTTCCTTTTGATGATGATAAGTCATTAGAAGATTATACAACTAAAGACTTCAGAGAATTGTTTGAAGCTAATTTTGAAGAAAGAGAAGCTAAGATTAAGGAAAATGTTCCAAAAGAATTTTTCCAATCATTACCAGAAGAACTTCAGATAGCTGCTAAGTATGTTGCTGACGGAGGACAAGATCTAAAAGGATTATTTAGAACTCTTGCACATGTAGAAGAGATGATCCAATTAGATCCTTCAAATGAATATGATCAAGCAGAAATTGCAAGACAATATTTACATACAACTCAATTTGGTACTCCAGAAGAAATTGAAGCTGAGATACAAGATTGGGATGAAATGGGTAAATTAGAACAGAAAGCAAATCAGTTCAAACCTAAGTTAGATAGAATGCAAGAAGAAATTGTTGCAAGACAACTAGCTGAACAAGAGCAAAAGAAAGAACAACAAGCAAAAGCTGCTCAACAATATACAGATAATGTATATAACACACTTTTGACTGGAGAACTTGGTGGTATTAAAATTGACAAGAAAGTGCAAAGTTTACTTTACTCTGGATTAGTTCAACCAAACTACCCATCAATCTCTGGTAAAAATACAAACATGTTAGGACACTTATTAGAGAAATATCAGTTTGTAGAACCAAGACATGACTTAATTGCTGAAGCTCTTTGGTTACTTTCAGATCCAGAAGGATATAAAGGTAAAGTAAGAGAACAAGGTGGTAAACAAGCTACTGAGAAAGCAGTAAGAATGTTAAAAACGGAAGAAGCTAGAAAAACTTCTAATACTGCTCGCGATGATGAGCATGAAGATAGAAGACCTAGTAGTAAACCACAAAGAACAATACCTAGAAATACAGGTAGTATTTTTAGAAAATTTTAATTAGTAACAAATAAAAACAAATAAATAATGGCAACTCCAGTAATGAACAATGGTATATTCCTCAGAGATACCGCTTACAATGCAAGTTCCCATGTGGATTCATACCACTTGGTAAACATGCTGAAAGATGCTGAGCCTATGGATTTAGGCCCAGTTGATTTATGGGCTATGGCTCAAAAAGTTGAAATGCCACTTTACCAAATGTCAAGTTTTGGTGGTAAAAATGTAATCAATGTAGATAATGCTCGTGGAGAGTACAAATGGCAAACTCCGGTTTCTATTGACCTTCCATACATTGTTGAAGACATTGAACCATCAAATGACTTTAAAGGTGTAGATGGTACTACATTCCGTATCAAATTAAACAGACGTGAGTTTGGACATGGTGATATCATCACTTATGACAAATACAACGGTGTTGAGATGTACATTACAGCTGAAGATATCTTACCATTAGGTGACGGATATATCTACACTGTACAGTTAGTTAACAATGACAACTTTAAATACATTGACAACAAGTACTTGTCTAATGGTACTAAAGTATTCCGTAAAGGTTCTGCGCGTGGAGAGTATGGAGAGCGTTTCTCTGACATCCAAACAAGAACTGGATTCCGTGAATTCTATAACTATGTTGGTGGAGCTGAAGCTCACGTTCACTATTCTATTTCTAGCCGTGCAGATTTAATGATCAAAGGTGGAATGAATGCAGATGGTACAGTTCCTGTAACTGAGATCTGGCGTACATTTGATAAGAACATTGATCCTTCTGTAGCTTCATTAGAAGATATGGTTAAAGTAATGGGTAAAGATAAAGTTAAGAAAGCATTTGATAATGGTGACTTATCTAGAACTTTCCTTACTGGAATGGAAGCTGCTCACTTGTCTAAAATTGCTTCTGATATTGA